AATTGCATATCTGTTATTTTCTGACTCATCAACATCAGTAACAAGTGTGTAATTACCAAAATTATCAACAGTAATACCAGCATGGTAGATATTTCTGAAATCTCCACTAATAGAGAAGGACTTAACCCATTCCCATGAAGTATTTGCAGTTGAAATGGCAAATTTGTTGACTTGAATCTTATCAAACTTAGCAGAGGCATTATTATAGACATTCCAGACCAAAACTACATCATTGTAGTCATCAATTAGGAATCTTGGGTTTCTAACATATCCACCGATAGTTGGAATTTGACGAATGTAGTCAATTTCGAGGTTTGCACCATCATAGAAGAATACACCGAAGATTAGGTCATCATTTTGCTGGTTTATACCAACAAAGAAGAATCTGTCATCAGAAATCCACTCAATCTGATACAATTCTTCTGAATCATCTGCAGATGCAATTTTTCTCTTCTCTACAAGGTTACCTTCAATATCACATTGGATAACCCACATATCATTGGGGTCAGGAGAGTTAGAGTCGGTATAACCACCAAGATAGATACGCTCATCTTGGTCAAGAGTAATAGTTGTGACGAAATCTCTTCTTGTGCTACCAGAGATACCAGCAATACTCTTCTGCCACTTCAGAATACCATCTGGAGCGTTAGCATTATTGAATCCAGACTCATAAAGTCCTAACCAGATGTCTGGGTTGTAGACATCGTTGTCAGGATTTTTTGTTTGGCCTGCAACATAAATGAGGTCGTTTTCTGGAGCACTGTTGATATACAGTTTAAGAAACTCTGCTCGTTTCTGATTAGCATTCAGAGGAATAAGATGCCTTTCCCAAACTAACTGACCCAAGTCATCAAACTTGGCAAGGAAACCTGCTTCATCAGCATCTGCTTCAGTAATCTTACCACAGATATAAGTTTGTCTTTCTTCAGTTACCTTAATATCATTAACAGTAATAGTACCTGTTGCTTCAAGATACTCAGTCAACCAATAACGAGTCTTCTTGTATTGTTGTGGGTGAGAGATACGAATCTGTGGAGGATTATCTACATCGTATCCATTACCAGAGTTGATAATATCAACAGTGTTAACATTACCAGTATTCAGTAGATTAATTCTTAATTGTGCGTCCTGACCTTGAGGAGTAATCAATTCAAAGGTAGGAGGAATGTCAGCATTGTAACCAACACCACTTTGAGTTACAGCAATAGATTCAATACCAGCAACAACCTTAACTTTGAAGAGTTTGTTGGTGTTATCGATAACAGGACGAGAGTTAACAATAACTTCGTCTTGTTGACGCAACTCATGCTCTATCTCAGTAGTGATGACACCGTAAGGACGGTCGCCAATCATCTCTTTTGTATAACCTGTAATCTTTTGACCCTTAACAGACTCAATGATTGCAGATGCACCAAAACCACCAGTGCCTTCATCGTCAAAGAATACAGTATCATCAACCTGATAAGAAGTACCAGGATTCTCAATCACAAATCCGTCAATCTTGGCAGATTCAAACTGAGTGGTTGTTTCAACTTCAATATCAACTCTAGATTCAGCAGATACTCTTGGGAAGTAGTCATAGATTTGTAGAGTTGCCTCTTCTGACATCTCTAACAACTCTTGCTGCTCGTTAGCATCAATAATACCGTCATTGTTACTATCCTGAATCTCAAAGATAATAGGATAACCTTCAATTTCAGTAGTTAAGACATCAGCCTCTTGGTTAGGTTGACGGTCAATATCAATGTCAACATTTACATAAGGGTCTCTGTATCTAACGACTCCTGATGGAATGTTTTCCTGCGTAGCAGTTTGAGCAAAGTTCCAGGAATCAGGAAGAGAGTTAAATTGGGGTCCAAGAATGTAGGGGAATTCTGGAATACCAGTATCTGATGCATCGATTGTGATGAAATAAGCATAGGTGCCCTCTGGGTATTGGGGTGTCTTACAAAAACGCCCGTTATAGTTGTCTAGGTCACCCGATTGGAAGTCATAAAAATAGTCAGCAACGAATGACCCAGCAGGGTAGTCAGAAAGAAGAGGGCCATCGATACGTGAAGGGAAAGGATTAGTGGCTTGATCATATACTACGTTCGCCTTAAGTTTGTAGGAAGTTCTGAGACGACGGATACCACTATTTTGGTCAGTTGGGTCAATATATCCATAAGGACCGTAAATTGGGTTACCGTCAAACGCCCAACCGATGATTGGGGAGTGTTTGAAGTTACTTTCTAATTCTTGGAATTGCTGAGTAACAGGGTTAAGGAAAACGTTGTCACCAACCACATAGCGTAATTCTTTAGGGTCGGAAAGGTGAGCATATTCTCCTCCGAACTGGTTATTATAACCAGTAAACACATAACCTTTCGCAAAGTCATATTTGTTTACTAAGTCATACTGAAGGTTTTTATTCCATTGGAAAACTTCAGGTGTAAAGGTTGCCAACTGACCGACAGATTCCAATCTGACAGTTGTATTACCTTGTGTATAACCAATACCTTTATTAGTGATAGTAACACTAAGCACACGCCCTTTATCTTCACCGATTGTGCCAATTGTTGCTTGTGCAATAGCACCAAAACCATCTCCATTGATGATAATGTTAGGTGCTGTAGTGTATCCACTACCAGAGTTAATAATAGCGATAGAAACGATACGACCATTGATAACAATGGGTTGTGCAAGAGCACCTTCACCAGAATTAACTCTTACATTAGGAAGTGAAGTATATCCACTACCAAAATTAGTAATATTAACACTTTCAATAGTACCACGGACTTCTGCATTTGCTTCTGCACCTAGTCCACCGCCACCAGTAATAGAAACGCTAGGTTGTGAAGTGTAACCGCTGCCTGGTTGCTCAACCAGAATTCTAGTAACACGACCACCAGTGATAACTGCCTGAGCAGTTGCACCACTACCACCTCCACCAACGATAGAAACTAGAGGTGAGTCAGTATATCCACTACCTTGAGCAGTAACAGTGAAACCTGTTAGACTACCATTAACAACAACTTCAGCAGCAGCACCTGAGCCGCCACCGCCTGTAATTTCTAGATTTGGTTTAGCACCAGCATCATAACCCTCACCGATGTTATCAACATCAATTTTAGTAAGAGGACCATACTGGACAAAATCACCAGACTTGTAAGCCCAGATAGAAACACCATTAATCCAAGCACCAATCGGACTGTTTGCACCGATATCTTGACGCTCAGAGATAGTTTGTACTGTTCTTGGGAATCTCAGCAGTTTACGCTGGTTTCCTGGAATTAACGCCGACCCTGTGAAAGGACCAATCTTATAGTTGGGTAAACCAGAAGCGGCAACATATACATAACTGTCATTAAAGAATGAGTTTTGAATGTTAGTAGTAAATTCACTTACAACCTTATTAATGGAAGTTACATTTGATTTACCTCTGTTAAGGTCAACAGACAGAAGGATATTACCCTGAGGGATAATATCAGTAGGAACGTTGATTTGATAAGAGAAGGTAAACTCATCAATACGTGAAGTAACTGTAAATGTGCCGTTATAAACAACAGGGTTTGCACCATAAACAGTAACTTGGTCTGATACCAGCAAACCGTGTGGGTTATCACAAACAACGGTTGCTGTTTGATTATTTACGCCTCCTGGTGTTACAGTATCGACCTTAATAAGTTTTTTAACATTATACAACCAACTTGACAGTCTTTCATCAAGAGCAGACGAGCCAAGATTGGCAACTTTCAGTTTATCGCCTTTCAGGTAGTAACTACCAGTGTTATCAAGTATAGTAGTGCCTGCTTCAGCAATACCAAGGATTCTTAACTTACATTCTTGGTCAGTGCCACGGTTTGTATATACAAAAATGTCAGATTGGACAATAGTGCCAGGATCCCAGTCCTCTACAACACCATTTTTACTTCTTGTGCACTCAATAAACTGGTTTAGTGATTTTTCCTTATATTGTACTTGCTCTTCATCATTAATAAGGACTGTGCCGTTTCTTTCAGGCCATCCAATAGTTGAGTCAACGGTAATAATCTGACCGTCAGTAGAAAGTGGCTCAACCAGCGTAGTTTTGTAAGGAATCTTGAAAACACCTGTAAGAGTCTCTTCAGAGATTGCCAATTCGTAAATTGTGTCAGTACCTTCAATAATAGTAATGACGTTTTCAATCAGAGCTTGTGCTCTTTTGATATTTTGGTCAACAGGGTCTGCAAATTGGATAACCTGTGAGTCAATTAGGTTATTGGCATCACCTTCAATCAATTCTGCACGCAAAACAGTGTCAACAACCCAAGTAGCATCAGATGGGCTGATGATTTCGTCTCTAGGATAGAAAAGTGAGACTTCTTGACCAAACAGAATCTTAAACAGATACTGTGTTGCTAACTCTGTACCTTTTGAGATATAGAAGTCAGTAATATTCTTAATTACTTGGACTGGGTTGACTTTAGAGAAGTCAATGTCAATAGTTGGGAGGTATTGTCTTCTAAACTTGTCGAATACCTCTTTAATGAATAAAGAGTCTAGGTTTTTGACAACTGCCCCAGCCATATGGTTGCTCTGTCTAAGAGCAGACTCACCAGCATAGATTTCATTGTGATAGTTGTCATAATCAACAGGACCAGATACACCCCTAGAGCATCCGAGGAATGCAGATGGACTATAACCTGTGCCAGACTCAATAACGTCGAATCCAGTAACCTCATCGAAACCAACATCTAATGATGCACGTGCTGATTTAGGTTCAGCGATGAAGATTCTAGGTGGAAACTCTGTAGAATACCCAGTACCAAAGTTGGTGATGTTAATATCGGTGATTTCACCGTTAAAGATAGTTGCAACTGCTTCTGCACCAGTACCACCAATAGGGTTACCAAAACCATCTTTCCTGTCATCAACAATGTAAACAGAAGGTGCGTCAGTATAACCACTACCACCTGTCAACATCTCAATTTCAGTAACAGACCCAGATGCTACAGTAACATCAAGGACTTGAGCACCAACAGGGTCAATAATTGCAACTCTAGGTGTAGTTGTATATCCTCTACCTCTATTTGTAATCAGGATTTCATAAACCTGACCGTCTTGGTTAATTCTTGCTTGTGCTTGAGCATTGATACCATCTTCAGGTGCAGCATCAATGTATACTGTGGGAGGATTAGAGTATCCACTACCCATTGTAAGCACTTCAATACTATTGATGTTAACTCTACCCTCACTATCAATGGTAGGTTGTCCAATAGTTGCTCCAGATGGATTCTTGAAGGTAATAGAAGGGATAAAATCATATCCACTACCACTATCATCAATGGTGATGCTATCAACAACTCCAAGAACGTCATCAACAGTAAGACTAATCTTTGCAGGGGTGCCAGATTGATTACTGGGTGCAGAGATAACAGGAATAGGTGGGTTGTATGATGAATAACCCTGACCACCATCAATTAGAATAACGTCTTTAATACCACCAACGAGAGACCTTACAGTTGCTCCTCTACCAGCAGTAGAAGTAATAGTAACTTTAGGGTTAAAGTCTAGACGATATCCACTACCACCAGTTTTAGGAATAATTCTTGAAACTTCGCCATTGTCATCAACTGCAACAACAGCACTAGCACCACTACCAAATTGAGGTGCGATATACTCTACAGAGCGAATATGGATTTGGTCAGCAGCACCAATAGGGTTATTGAAAATAACTGTATCTTGGAATACAGTGTAATCAATATAAGGTTTCTGCAATTTACCATTCTTATTGATAATCAGACCACTCTCAGATGTTGGCGTATAAGGTGCCTGTGCGACTCTCAGAGGGTATTCTTTACCACCTTCCCACTCTTGGTAAGGGATAGAATCCATTGTCTGAATTGCCTGGTCTGCATACCCAATAAGATAGGTAACTTGTGTAAATTCTGAATCATCTGCACCACTTCTTTCTCTAGGTGCAGTAGTAAACAAGATGTCATCACCAGCAACCGAATAATCGGTGCCAGGTATCAACATGTTATTGTAAGTAATAACAATCAGGTGCTCAGCAGAAGGAGGAGCAACAGGAGTGCCTAAGAAGTTGAGGGGGAATAGGACACGACTCCCATCAAACGATGTAAAAGGGTTTTCTAGTTGCTGTTTCTTTTTATTAAACTGAGGATATGATACACCTGGCGTAATGATGGCATCAGGACCACGAGTAACAGTCTCATAGTAGATAACCTCATTATCAATCATAATAGACCCGTTGGTTTCAACGAATCCATCAATACTTTCAATCTCAATCTTATCAGCAGTAATGCTGATGTCTGTTAGAAGTTCTGTGCTAGAAGATAACGTATCCGAGTCGTAACTATCAAGGTCAAGATACTCAAGTAAATTATTGAGGATATCATAGGGGCGACCTGTCTTTTCTTGAGATTTGTAGTACTCAAAAAGGAAATTAACGAGTTGTTGGTCTTCCAACCTGACAAATTCAGGAAGTTGAGATTCAACTCTATCTGATACGTTGATATTCTTGTTAGGCATTTATCTCAGAAACAGGATGAGTCTACTGGATACTCGAAGGCATCGGACGGATAGTCAATGATATTTATCCCTGTTATATCACCTAAGTTATAACCACCAAAGTTGTTAGGGTCAAAGTTAGGGACAGGGATTTTATTGATTGTATAATCAATAGGATTCACTTTTGGATTAAAGAGTGTTGGGTCAACGCCAGGTGGAATCTCAATACTGCCACCATAAGGCATTACGCTAATCGGCAATTGCTCCTCACCGCTTGGAGTTTGTGCGATTGCAATAGGTCCAATACAGACTTGTCCTGTGGAGTAATCTACACTACCCACATTTGCATCTAGGATAACTTCTACTTCATCCTTAGTAGTGACAAGCATGATATTGCCTTGACCATCGTCCCTCATTTTTACTGGGACTAATGTTTCATTTTCCTCATCTGAGGAGAATACTGTATCGCTAGCGATTGATGCACCACCAGCGTTTTGTAGATTTACCAAATCATCGGTATATCCTGTTGCATAGAATGTGCCAGACTTAACTGTAGAGAAGTTTGGTTTACACTTACCATCTCCATCTCCACCGCCATCGCCGCCACCATCACCTGTGCCGTCTCCGCTTCCGTCTCCGCTGCCACCATTGTCTCCACTGCCGCCACTGCCATCTGGCGTCCCTGAGTAAGCGCCTGGGTCGTAAATTGGGTTTCCGAAGTCTAGACATTGAGTGAATACGTTTCCAAAAGTAAATTTATCTAGGTTTTGTCCTAGAGACATCTGAGTAACACTACCAGAGATAGATGTATCAGAGTTATCAACCATTGAGCCAAATTTAGAGGTCTCAAGACGGTTGTTAAAACGATTACTTTGACCAGCACGGTTAAAATCGTCAATCGACTGCAAAATCTTAGTGCCAAGTTGTGAATTAGTAAGATTTGTGTCGTTACCGTTATAGTATGCGTAGGTTTTTGGAATCATGTAGAAGGAAGTTGGGTCAATTACCTCTGGTTGGATAGAAGCGACCGTATACTTCTTCAAATCATTTTCAATTTTCTTTTTAGTAGACTCGTTTAACTTGTTTCCTGTTTTTGGTCTAACTGCAACATACACTTTACCGTAAATCGGAGGTGTAAGTTTCTCTCCACCATATGCAGTAACCGATGCTGCCTGAGGATAGATTTCAGAAACGATATGTTCGTAATCTGCTTCTGTTACTGCTCTGTTTTGTGTTGCATAAGAGCGTGGTGCTCTAAACTTTATCTGAAGAGGCGTTTCAGCAACTTCACCTTGCTGCGCTTTCTCACGAGTTGTCGTTGTAATGTTGGATGGTGGTAATACTCTACCATCAGAATCAATAATATTGCCGATAAACGAAAAATTGTCAGCACCATTCGCTTCAACACCGAATGTAGTGACATATTCAATTTGGATAAACTCACCATCAATTAATTTACGCCCAATAACGCCATCACCGAATACAATCTTGTATCTGAAGTCATCAGTCTCTTCCAAATAGTAAATACGAGAATTGGCATCTAGTGAGGTAACGTTACCAGCAAGATTGTAAGTGTCAGTTTCCTCTGATTGAGCATTAGGAGAGATTCTAACTGTCAACAACTCGGTATCAACGTTGTCGGCAGGAATGATATACTCTTGTTTCTTGGTATAGTCTACAGTATAGTTAAAAGTTAATAGATTTCCTTGATATACAATAACACCATCAAACAATGCCTTACCAGTGCCTTTGTCTACAGGTCTTAAAATATCATTTAACAGTGCAAATGTGTATGAATCGAGATTATTGTCTGCAACAAATACATCGCCCTTCTTCAAATTAACGAATTCTGGAAATGTAGTGCCATTCAATCCAACATCAGTCTGCACATCGATGTTTAGACATGCCTTTGGTGATTTAATTGACCTAGGAGTATAATTAAGTTGCTTAGCAATCCTTACAATGTTGTCTCTTACAGTTGCAGTCTCAAGAAATGACTCATTTAACGCCATGTTAGCGTTGAATGCTGTATAGTAAGTGTTATAAGCAAGAATATCAATCAAGTATGAGGCTGCACTACCTTCAAAGTCGTAGTCAGAGAACTCTTTTCGGGTTCGCAAATACGATCTGATAGACTCTTTAATTTCAAAAAAGTCTAGAGACGTTAATTGTGAGGGAATGGCAGGCATTTTACGTCTTCTCTAAAAGGAAATCGATTGTTTGGACTAATTCTTGACCAACTATTATATATTCCATATTGATGGCAACTGAATTCGCATCAGGCTCATCTTCTACAGTCACGTCTACTACTTCGATACGAGGTTCTAGTCTCTCCATCGTATTGAAGATTTCCGTGCGAATAGCATCAGCGGCAAATACATCCCAAGGTTCAAAAAGAAGCGCCCTCACCCGAGATCCTATCTCAGGTTGAAAAGGTCGCTCACCAAACATTGTTAATAGTAGATTCCTCACAGATTGTGAGATTGCTCTTTCATTTTTCACAGCGCCAAAGTCCTTCGTAGAGGGATTCTCATTGAAGGACATAGCTAGGTCTCTAAACCCACGACTTACATATTTTTCCGATCTGAATTTGTACGGCATTTGTCGCTGTCCTTACGGACTCTATTGAGGTATTTATCACTTTTTGGGTCGGTTATTAACACCATCCCTGATTCGATAAATTCTTTGCTTTGGTCTGGTATTGGTTGGATAGCCATAATCGTGATAGTTATCGATAGTTATTTAGTAGGGTCAACGTCCTTGTCCACGATAACGCTTCTTCTTACCATTCCTTGACGTTGCACTATATTTAGTATTTTTGCTGGACCCTTGACTTGTAACCTTTGGTTTTCCTGGCATCCAGCTCTCACCAGAAATGCCCACCTTTGCCTTAACTGCCATTAGTCTTGATTAAACGACTCTAGGATGCTAGCACAGTTGGGTGCCCATGTGCAACCACTGACGAGCATGGTAACGAAAATCCAGGAAACCCGACTCCAAGAGGGTCAAGGATACGTGCTATAGGACGCTTACATGCAAAGACCGTCAGAGAGGTCGCCATACAGACCCTGGTGTGCCCTACACCGCCGTTGTCCTCTATTGTTAGGTTAGAGCAGGGGACCGCTGTTGGAATGGCACACATGCTCTTTCCACAGGGGCATATATGAATCACGGTATTTGTGCATGTCGAGATATGGAAAGTAAATGTATCACCCAATACCATGACAGGTATCCTATTTACCTGCACCATTGCTCTGTCTAAGGTGAGACCAAAGGTGGGAATCAAAGGAGTAGGTGGCCACCAGCAAGTAAAATTCTTAATTAGGATTGGATATGGTATAGGTGGTGTGCCACATGCCTGTACAGAGTGAATCGTGGACGGTAAACACAGTCCATGACCACTATCGGGTAGTCCACTTAGTGATGTTACTGGTTTTAGGAAACCAAATGCCATTAAATGCCCTCGTTAACCACTCTACCGACCTGATAAGGACGACCAACAATCAATTCTTCACTACATTCGTCGAAGAATGGGTTACCCGTGTTATCCAACGCCCTACTTAGAGCAATTGTACTGCCTGTCAACCAATTTCTAACAGTCATCTTGCCATCATACGGTCCCATACGCATATTTAACGACCCACTGTCTATTCTTTGCGGTTGAATTGCGATAGAACAGTCATTTACAAAGGTAAGTGCGCGAGCAGGTGGTCCACCAAACCCAAAAAATGTATATCCGCCTATAGATGAAGGTGCACAAGAACTACACCACGGGTTTGTTACGGGTGTACCCGTTGTTGTTGACGTTGTTCCGTCTCCATTATCCACAACATACGTTGGAGTGGACGTAATTTCCCACCAACGGGACCCTTGAATACCATTTCCGTTGGAATCGTATCCACAATACACTTGTAGCGGACCATTTGCCCCAACATAACTATCCCAACACTCATGTTTAGGGTAATTTCCGTTACTAGGACAGTCAACACTAACGTAATAGTATGAAATTGATGGTGATGTGTTGGTTTGTGAGGAAGGAGGCACGTAATCCTCGTCACCTACATTACCTTGACCAGGAATTGTGGTTTGCCATTGCCAATATCCGCTTCCAGAAGACGGTGAGCTACCTGATGCGTTAGTTATATTGTCTCCCATCCACAATTTCAACTGGTCAACCTCAGTTAGACCGCTAGTTGTGTTGTAGTCATAGGTATTTTCGTCTCCACCCACAGGAATAAAGATAATATTGTTGCTATTACCAGGGTCACGGAAGCATCTACCGTTTACACTACCGTCATTACAGTCCCAAACACGATTATCACCGCTTCCACTAGGGTCAGGGACCTTTCTTGCACGTGCTAATTCTGGTTTCGGGTGTTTTTTGAGGAATCTCATGAATTCATCACCATTAGTCCCAATGGTTTTACCCTTAACTTCTAGGGAAACACGGAAAGATGCCTCTTGTTGGTCAGATGCACAGTATTTGAAGGGCAACCAACCGAATGCTTTGTCATTATTCTTGAGTAACTTCTCACCTTTTCGCGCTTTTGGTTTGACATTAGGTAAATCTTCCCCAATACCTGACGCATCTAGGTAAGGACATGGCATATCAAACCACCTAGAGATGTTATACAACTTAGGTTGACCCGTAGTAATGCAGTTTTCTCTACCAAATGCACCGTAAACGTGTGAAATGTTGGAGTTAAACTGGTCAACCTGTTGCACAGCACCGTAAACTTGGGGCATAACGTCCTTATTAAAGACGGAAGCACCCTCAGAATACTTAACTATCTCCTCAAATTGCTCATCACCAGGCATTGCTGCCTCAATATTGCCCTTTGCATCGATATTAATACACGCAGAAGGTAGATTAAAGCAGTGTTTTGTCCTTTCTTCCTTACTTTCTTCCGCAATTCTGATGTAAGAGTCAGGAATATCTACATTTAGTCCGTCACTAATGAAACCAAATGAGGAATCTACGAAGTTTTGGTTACTTCCTTCATCAGTATCCTGCAGAGATTCAATACCAGTCCCCGTAAATCCCTGTGCCATAGCAGATCCCATGTCTGCAAAATTCAAATCCTTCTTACCAATGCCGTCAGTAACCTTACCAAACACATTATTTGCGTTATCTATAGGTGGAGAAGTGAATTCAAAGTACTCAGGGTCCGCAACAAACACGTTTGGCTCGTCAGAAGGGTTGTATCCATCCCCTCCATCGATAAGTCTTACCGCTTCGATACCACCTTGAGCACTCAATTTAGTAATTTCTACCGTTGCTTCCTTATAAATCTGCAACTCTTTGTCTTTTGACTTCGCTTTATTGCCTTTATGGACCACATCAAACATACCATAGTTGTTTTCCACGTGTCTCATGAAAGTCCCACGGGGTCCTGGCTCGGGAATTGCCTTCTCCCAGTCAGGATTTTGCTTAATTTGGTGCTTCTTAGTGTGCTTAGTAGTGTCAGTAGCAGAGAAATCCTCTAACACTCGCGGATTAATCACCTTAATGATGGGATTTTTGTATCCTGAGCCACTATTAATAATCTTAAGACTCTTAACCTTACCCTTCTTATTGATTTTTGCCCTGATAACTGCCTCATCAAGAGTCCTATGTGGGATAAGTGAGCGTGGGTCTATCTCTACTTTGTAAAAACTAATCTTTTTAGGGAATTCATACACTCCACAGAAGGCAGCTCTGTTAGCAATACCTCTTCCAGCAAGCACAATAGCACCTGCACCCGTCTCAGAAGTGATAGATTGGTTAGAAGTGAAGTCATTTCCGTCACCTACCAGCTCAATCATGCCACACTTGAGCTCATCACCGAAGTAATACACGGTTTGAATGTCCCAACCATTCAGTTTTTGTCCTCTAGAGAAACTATTTCCATTATTAGTAGTGTATCTGAAGAGGATTCTCTTTGCTCTAGTGTCAATTTCATAGAAACATGCGTTAGCATCCTCCTGTCCATCGTTAATTTTTAACTGTGTAGCGGTAGTTTCCCATGCTGAGTCCTTAATCTCATAGAAGTGAGAGTGGAAACTAAGACCTGGCGTGCAAGTAGGCTCACCTTCCTCGTCTTCACCGTTAGGACAACACGGTATATCATTCAAAACATACTGACAAGAGAAGATAGGACCATTCCAAGGTAGTGAAGTATCATACAAATAATAAATGAATTGTGTATCGTATGAATCTTCAAACCCTAGGTAGCGTGGCACTGATGCTTTGGTCGCACCAGACAATCCATAAAACCATTCAAAGTGTGCTTCATTATTAGTAATCTCTACACCGTCCGTGCCGTTACCCCAACCAGCTAGACCTGGTGTGGCAGGGTCAGGACCATTCACATCACCATAACTGGTAGGGTTAAACATCCTGTAGTTACGGTAACTGAAGGAAGTGCTATTACCAGAATACCTTCCACTACCAGTATTGTTATCATCATATGCATACCAGTCAGACTTATCTACACAATGACCAGTAGGACCAATCTCACTACCATCTATAATTTCTTCTACAGGAGACTGTGGACTAGGTTTAGTAAAAACATATCCTAGAATACCCTGATACACCCACGTGCCGTCTCCGTCGTGCCTAGAGGCAATAGGACCGCCAGTGATATTGATTTCATTGTATGGGTCAATAGTATAAAGGTCATCTACCTCAGACCCTGAATCCTCATTACCTGTCCTCCTTCTAAAGTGATACAGAGGCATGATAGGGTCATCAGTTTCTTGATATGCTGCAGCAGCACCTGATGATGTGAAAATATAACCTAACGTCTTAATATACTTGTATTTGTTTCTTCCGCTTCCTACAGTGCTGTTATTACCAGTGGGGTTACCACCTGCAGTCAACTGTGTATTATCGGGCCAATAAGAATAGAATTTTTTCAGTGGTGATGACCCACTTACACTTCTGTCCATCACATAGAATACAGGCACACCTTTACGTGGCTCCTTGTTGTATCCTTTAATTACATCTTCCCATCTCTCATTCTCTGCACCTGTGTCTTCTTTCTGTAACTCAGGTTCATTACTATAAGAGTGGTCATTCTTTGCCCCTCTAAAGAATCTGTATATTGGTGTCCTTACCTTATCACATGTATTACCACAGTTACTTGTACGCTCTCTACCAAGGTAATGTACAATGTCAGTGCCTAGTGGTCTACTACCTGGTCCATTACCATCGAACGTAATGATATAGTCCGTCCCTGTGCCAGGGTCAGGATACTTAGAGTGTGAACGATACTTACCACTAGCAGGACGCTTAAACGGTTTGTCATAAGCAGCACCACTAATGGGGTTAGGAAAACTTCTCCCAGTCTCCAGTATCTTGACCGCCATTACATTATTTTAACTTCTCAAGTTTATTTAGTCGCGAATACAGATCGTCAAACAATTGGACGAGGTTTAGATATTCCTCTTCACCTTGTGGTTTATACTTCATCATATCGGCACCTGGTTTAGGCATCTTACCTAACGCTACCTCTAGGTTAGTAATACGCTGCGCTAGATTCTTTAACCCTTCACTGAGTTGCTGGAGAGACCAAGCAACCATTTCTGATTCACTCTTAAATTCAGGGACGCCGTTTTTTTCTTGCATTCGCGATTTTTTTCACTCCTCAATAATTTTAGTTAGAATTATAGACCCATCGGTCTCCTCAGTGTATTCTAACACATCACCAGGTTGCCACCCAGTCTCTGCTAGTAATTCCTCAGGTAGTGTAACGAAACTATCGCCAGTATGCTCGTCTTCTTCTACTTCAAGGATGTATCTCTTCATACCTTTAATGTCCTTTTACACCTTATGTAGTATTCCCACGAATTGCACCTACACACGCTGCCTGATATATCTTGACTCCATCCTCATATAAGTCCTCTACATCAGACAATCCACCATAAGGATGATGAAGCATATATCCATCACCAAGATAAACCCCACCATGATTAGGTGCTCTTCCAGTCGGTGCTGAGTAACCTCCTCCCAACGGTGTGGTGTATAGTCTAAACAACAGGATGTCATTCTCTAACATCTCTGAGAAGTCTACCTCTCCTCCCCAATCCTTCTTGTATACCCAGTAACCCTCTTCTTCTGCAATCGCATCATCTGTGAAAGCATACACTTTACGAGCGTTGAAATCAATCAACTCTCTATTTAATTCTTTGCGATAATATTTGCGGATTATCTCGTAACAACCAAAGAGTCTATTACCTGTCCATTTATGCCCTAGGAGGTCACTGTAACGGTCTCTGAGGGCGAGTAGTTTGCTTTCGCGAGGATGCATGTCTGAAAATGTTTTTAAGAAGAATCCTGAGGGTTTCTGCGAGACTTATTGCAATATATTTTATTTGCTCCCACAGAGGTGTCTCAACCCTAGGAGGGTTTTTTATATCAGGAAAATTTTTCTCTGTGAGGGGGACCCGTAGTTTCATTCGATTAATATATCGAGGTCGCTGTGATACTTTTGTAGGTTAGGGTAGTAAGCGTTTTTAATATACCGCCCAAGGCGGGATACACATAGGGACAGAAATAACTGTCCCATGACTGTCATTTAATCACTGCTATACTGCCTTGCGTCAGTTAGTGCTTGCTGCTGTGATTTGAATGGTCCATACTTAGGACAGTCTGGATAATCGTATGCCCAGAAGAATTTGCGATTACGCTCCCAGATCTTTACATTTACTGGGGGTGCGGTTGTTAACGTTGTTGCCATAGTGGGGGATGTCATTTAAGAGTGGTGCGGATGGTGTCATCGTAATTCTCTTTATATGCCTGCTCGTCTTCACTCAGTAGACTGTCGATCCAGTCCTCGTTGATTACATCACCGTGTGTGGGATTGTAGTCAAATTCATTCATAGTCAAGTGGGTCGAAATTGATGCGTTGATTGTTGTTGCCTGTGGAAAACTCATCACGTGAGTCTTTGTTATTTTGTTGTTGGAACTGTCGCTTCTCTCTAATAGATTTGGGTCTACGAGAGTTGTGCAAATCATTGCGTTTGTAGGTCCTTCCCATTGTTAGTGATTACCGCAATTGTCTCCTGATTGTGTTTACTCTGTCATTATAGTCGATTACTGCGATGTGGTCAATAGGTGGGGGGCGATTGTGGGCAAACTGGGACATGTGTTGACAAAAAAACTTCGTTGTGCTACGCTCTAAGGTAACTATAACTTGCTTGATATAATTCTCGCAAGTATATTTATTAATGCATTTATTTATTCCACAGATTATGCGGAAACTGTGGAAAACTCATGCTACGTGGTCCATCTGGGTGAAATCGTTTACTACTGTCTTCCTTCCCTGTGTGTCTATTAGTATGGTCCTATTCTTGTTGGGAGTGTAACCAGTTTTGTCAGTTTGTCCGATGATGTAATTTACTAGCACTAAGTGCTCAGTTTTGTATCCTTCTGAGTCTGTCATGATAACAACATCACCAACACCAATTTCATTTACTGAATTATATTTCATGCTAGCACCTCTTCTCTTAGTGCTTGCTCTGCTGCTGCGATTGTTTCATCAAGTGCCTTTAACTGTTGGATGTGTCTAAGGTCAAATAAGATATCCCTTACTCTTTCTCTGTCTAGACTATCACCATCACCCCATGTAATGTTTTCATCACTAGCACACTTATCAAGATATGTAAGAGTAGCAAGTGCTAACTCTTCGCGAGTAATGTCAAGAATAGGATAAAGTGAATCAGGTCCCATGTAGAATGATTCACAATAGTCAAGGAATTCAGAGAAGTTTGTCATTGATGTTTCTTTGTTGTTAATACTATTATAAGGGAAAAAAGAGAAGTGGTGTTGTTACTGTGTGCCACTTATTAGAGTGGTTTATCTCATGTAGAGATGACCACCTGACCAATCTACATTAACAGGATTATGGACGAATTCGCGTTGATTGATGATTCTCATATCATATCTTACATGCTTAGCAGGTTTTGCCCATCCTGCAGGTTTGTAGATTTGACCAGTCTTTTTATCAATGAATGCTGTTACTGATTGGTCTCTATATTCACCTTGCTCGTTTCTTGCTTCCTGTTGAATAATCTTGTAATACTTCTTACCTTCGTTTGCTCTGAATTTCATCAACTTAGCAGATCCATTTTTGATTGCTTCAAGTTGCTCATTTGCATATCTTGATGACCCTTCTCTTGCTGCCATTGTTTGCATTGAGCGGATGTGATACTGCTTGTAATTTTCAGTTAATGCCATGCAATACTTTTCTACCCATGCAGGGACGAATGCTTCAACTGTTGGATTTGAGATTGTTTGAGTCATGTTTCTTTGTTGTCTATACTATTATTATAGTGGAAAAATGACGCGACGGTAGTCACATTGTGCCACTTTATTCTGTGTCACATACAACATCGTAACACATACCTTCTGCAATAAAATAATCGCATAGTCTCTGATATTGGAATAAAGTTTCATTTAGTCCTGTATCAATTAGAAACTGTGCTAATTCAATTTGTGAGTCAGGTGGAAGAATGCCCTCGTCATAAGCATTCATAAGTTGTGCATACTGTTGTGGGAGATTCATGTCAATTAATGGTGATGTTTGCAGTTAAGGTGATACGCTCAGGCATCGGGTTTGAGTCATATCCATGAGTCAAATTAGATGGATAGATGATAACATCGCCTTCAGTCATGTTGAAAGTTGCTTCAGTAAGATTGAATGCTGTTGCATCTAATGTTTCAATTTGCAAGATGGGATAATGATTTGATGCTACATTCTTACGCCATTTGATAAATGCGTGTTGGTCTGGGTTGTAGTTAATCAAGTAGGTGAGACTGTAGACGCAATTAGAATGCTCATGAGGAGCATAGATTGCACCTTGACCATGTAATTCGACGTAACTTTCATTGATGATTAAATTGGGTTTGTAGTTGAGTGAGTGTTTATTATGCTTATTGATTGCTGCGTTGAGTGCATCTTCAATGTGTGGACAGTCATGCAACAATTTGTTAGTTGGACCGATTTGATTAACATTGTGACTAATCGCTTCGCGTCCATGTGAGTCTAGAATCTTTTCATCTTTCATCCATGTAAGGATGTCTTTTTTGATTGATTCATGCTCTTGTAGTTTATACCGTGTGATAGGTGTGGGGAAAAATCCATAAGTTTCGGATTGAATTTTGTCCTCTAGATTATCACTTAGATTGGTCATAATTACACATTGGGAATGGGGTGCTATCGTTATCTATACCCATTATCATATCATAAAAGTCCTCTGGAATCAAGTCACCTCTAACAGTATAACGAATTACACCATCGGCATCAGGTTGTTTGCGTGGTTTGTTGTTTGTCATTGTAGTAAATCCTCGAATCGTTGTTTAGTAATTGCTTCTAGAGCATCGGTGTCTAGATTTGGATATTCTTCGCATACTTCATCATAGAGTGATTCAAGTATGCTTTCATGATGTAAAACTGACATAATTAAGCGAAAATGTAACCGTTATCAAACTCTTTAACTTGACCGTTATCTCTCACATACCATGTGAAATTCTTTTGAAAAACACCATCGGTAAATGCATTTGCAAACTCATTGATGAGTGCATTCAAACGTGATTTAGTGGTGTTAGACTGCCAACCACCATCGAAAATCTGAAGACCTTCGGGTGATTGAATTGCGATGAGATTGTTGTGAAGATAAACTTCAGAAGTGTTGCGGATAGGTGAATAAACTACGCGAGTGTTTGATGATTTGAAATCTGCATTGTTGCGGATTGCTTGATTCATTTGTGACTCGATTTTACGCATGTTTCTGAGGTGTGTTTGTTTGATACTCTTATTATAATGGTTTTCCGCGCCACGTGTGCGGATTGGTGACAGTTTGTGGACTGTCACACGGAAACTAGGCAACTAACGCGGTCGCGGGTATACCTTTAATAAAGATTTCATCAACTACTCTTTGCAGTCTTTTAGCAATTGCGGCACCATGATTTGAATGAATAGGCACAGTAACGTAACCAGTGGGTTTGTGATACAAACTAAGAGTGCCAGCAGTAACACTACCGCTCGCAATTGCTTCGGAGTCGCGTTTATCAAGTCTGATAACCCTTCCGATAGTTTGTGCCATTTCGACGATGTTAAGGTTTCGCAACAAAATTGTGTGAGTGAGACCAGGCACGTTGATACCTTCCGAAAGAATCGAATAGTGAAAGACGATGAATTTTTTGCTATCGTCTTTACCCCACGTAGTGAGAGTTTCAAAGAATTTTTCACGATTAACTTTTGTTTTGTTGACATAGGCACCGAATTTAGATGTGACGTGTAACACGTTGTATCCACGCTCTGAGAGTTGTTGCAGTAAATCTGTATGTCCTAGGATGTTACCTAGCACACGCGATGATGGGACTGCTACAAGCACCTTAGCGGCATCACTTTCATCAAGTGAGTCGATGATATCTTGGACTGTGTTAGAGTGCACAAGATGTGGATTTTTCTTGTCTACTGTGTCATTAGTTTTGAATGGCACAATAGTAGGGGGAATAATGCTACCATTGTTGATTAACTCAGGTGCAGGGACTGATTCAAGTCTAGGACCAAATACTGCGATGTTATTCATACCTCTATCATGCTTATTGCTGATACGAGGTGTAGCAGTAAAGAAATACTTTCTATCTGCAATGATACTCATTGCTGCAACTGCTGTAAAAAAGTTACGAGTGCAACCATTATGTGCTTCATCAAAATAGATGCAATCAATAGGAATGCCACTATCTACAACTTTATGTAATGAGTGATAAGTTGTGAAGATGATGCAACTTTCTGCTGCTGCTCTTGCTGTGTTGTTGAATAGAGCAATCTGGTCAGGTTTGGTGCTACTGAAGTGATGAGTTTCACCACTATGTGCATGACAGATATGTGTCCATGTTGTTGAAATTTGCTCTTGAAATTCTTCTGATAGTTGATTAGCAAGAAGAATACGAGGTGCAACAACAACAATAGTTTTAGCACCAGTTTTAAGCAAACGGATGCAATCTTGAATCATAATGAATGTTTTACCTCCACCAGTAGGCACAATGACCTGACCATGAGTCGCTGCTTTCATTGCGTCGAGTGCTCTCTGTTGGTGTGGTCTGAGTGTGATGGGCAAAGGTCGTTTTCTGTCGTTATTAATATAATACACCAAAAAAGGGTGCCGTAAAGCACCCTTGTGACACTTATTCAACTGTCTGCCCTTATTAACAATAACTAGAATCAATCTCACATAATTGTTGCATCTTAGCATCTTGAATGTCTGAAACATTGTTAATAGCATTGATGCCAATATGTGTGCCAATTAATAGCACAATTGCAACTAAAATGATTCTCATGTGTTTAAGTTTTGATTGATTGATTCAAGAAGAAATTCTTCTTCTATTGGTGATAAATCGCTGAGTATACTGTTTAATACGTCAGCGATGAATTGCTCTTCAATAGAGATATATTCTTTATTCATGCATTCTCTTCGCATACGGTCCAAACTTCATCGATAAGTTGGTCGGTGCAATTTAGGTCATAAACATCACAAACCCAATCAACACACTCTGAGAATGAGAATCCATTGTCATGAAATTCTCTTAATCCTGCACATGCATCGAATGAGAGGATTGATGGGATTTGTGATAAATTGGTCATCGGTCGAATGGATTTTGTTTGTAAAACTCTACTATTTCATCATACAGATCTTTCTTCGCTTTGTGCGGTTTAGTGGTCGGTTTGTCAACCGTCACATCATTCTCTTCTTTGTTGTCCTTAGTTTCTGACATCAGTATGTAAGCAATGGTTTAACATCGTCATTATATATGAAGTCATGTAACTTGATTTGTTTATCATTAGCAATGTCATGAATGGTAACATCATGACGTAATTGCTCTGCATTAAGTTGCAATAACCTAACTAATAATTCACTATAAGTCATCCGTATGTTGTAGCATTGTAGTATGTGCGTGGTGGACGTATCTCTGGTTTAGGTTTAACCTTAACCGCTTGATATATCCTTAAGAGTAAATCTGTTTTAACCATGCTCTTGGATTGTGTCCCATGTTTCAATAAAGGACGATAACCAGACTCTTTGACGTAGTGATAATTCATTGCCTGTTGATTGATAGAGTAAATCATCTGCTGAAACTAAAGGTAAACCATTACCTTTAATCCAATTCTCGTATACATCAGTTAGGAAATCAAGTTGAGACATAATAAAAAAAGAAATAAAAGAGAAGTTAGCAACATGCTGCTAAACTACTGTTGAATAGTTGTGCATCAGTATTGAAGTTTGTAACTTCATACTCATAACCAAATACACGAGAATCAATCTCACTCTGCATATCTTTTTTATTGATATAAGAGCGTGATTGTGTTGAATTCATAAATGTGACAACTTTAAGCATCAAACGTGAATGAATTGAATTGTCTGCAAACTTGACTGGATAGAAATCAACAACCATGTTACCAGACTTTGCTTTGAGTTGCATTTGAATGAAAAATGAAGAATAGGGTGTGGAGAGATTCAAATTAAAGAGCATTTTCCTCTGGGGTCGCTCACTCTTGCCTCCACTCTTTAATAATACACGATTATGAGAGCAGTGGGTGGCATTGTGTGCCACCTTGTCAACTGTCCCTAAAAAGGGTTGCTCCAGTTGTTTGCTTGGTAGTTACTTACTCTACCTTCTTTGTTTAGACTGTCAACATAATCGTTAAATGCTTCGCGTTTTGCGATAGTATCACCCCACCATTGTGTGCCCTTAGTCTCCTCTCTCCATGCTTGTCTGAATATACTTACAACTTCGGTTTTAGTGAGACGGAATGACATAATGGTGTTTGGTGTTGAAATAGTGGACGAAACATTAGAGGTAATGTAATTTTAATCTCTCGTCATGTGTCTGCTTCAATGTCAGACTAGAGAGACCTCTAACTGTTTCGTATCCTCATTATAACCACACGCTAGAGCATAATGGTGTGATGCTAGTCCAGTTCGTCAAGTGGCACAGATGGATAAACTGCACCTAAACTGACTCTATATCCATCGTTAGGTGCATCACCTCTATGAATATCACTAGAGTTGAATAATATTATTCTACCTAATTTGAATTCAATTCTTTGACCATTCTCAAATACTGTGTCACCACTATTACCACATCCCATGTAAATTACTGTGAGATAGTTATCTGAATCTGCATCACTATGAAAGCATCCTGATTGTGTTGGTAACTGTCCATTTAATAATAC